TGTTATAAGTAGAAATGCGCAAACCACTACTACCGCAGTTATTCCTTTTTATTATGCAGATCAAAATGCATTTCCAAGCCCTACAACATTTCACGGGGCAATGGCACATTCCCATGCTGATGGTACCATGTTCTATGCTCATCAAAATGCTTGGCAAGAATTAGCTAATGCTGATGCATCTAATTTGACGAATGCTATAGGATATGCCCAAACCGCAAATGAATTTAAAACATCAGCAGCATTTACTACAGATGTAGACTTCTCTTCAGCCGCTGTATTCACACAAACACTTTCCGCTAACTTAACAATGACTTTTTCAAACGCTGGTATAGGTATGACAAAAATACTTTTAATCACTGGTGGCAACGGAAGTTATACTGTTACATTCCCAGCTGGAGCAACAAAATTAGAAGGTACTTATGATGATACTGTTGTAAACTTTATACAGGTTACTTGTACAGGATCAGGAGAGTACTATTATACAATTTCACAACCAGCATAAAATGATTTTTGGACCTCAGTTTATACATATTTCCTCATCTTCTAGCGGAGGAGGTGGTACAGGAGTGGCTGTATCATATGATAGTTTTGCTATTCCATCAGGAACTAGTAACACCGGTTGGTATGTTATTGAATTTAATTCAAAATTATATTCATACGGTATAACAGATTCCGAGGTTCATGAATCTAGTGATGGGGGAGCTACTTGGTCTTTTAAATATCATATGCAATACAATCTTAACGCAGGCATTATTCCTGTTGTAGAAAGCAATAGGGTATTGTATATAGACGGAGGTAGCAGTAATAATGTTTTAAAATCTTGGGATGGAACATCCAGTACAGGAACGACAATAAGTACAGGATTAACTTCTGGACAAATAAATTATTTTGGCAAAGTAGATGGTTATTACTATTATAGTAATTTTGGAGGCCCTCTTTATAGAACATCAGATACAACATTAACTTCCGGGTGGTCACAAGTATCAGGAGTAACGACCGCTCGTGAAATTATGGAAAGTGGAGGAACAATTGTCGCAGTAGATCCTACATATGGAATAAGAAGAACAGCGGATGATTGGTCTACTGTATCATCTCCATCATCAAGTGCAGGAGCCCCCTGGTCTATAGCTACAGATGGAAATGGAAATTGGATAACAGGTAGTCAAGGCTCATCTAGGTATTCAACAGACGATGGGGTAACATGGGCAATAAATTATCAAATGCATTCTACAGAATCTGGCACTCCTTATAATAATAATAACTTTATATTACCGAATAGTATAAAATTCATAGGGGATAAATTCTTTTGGGTGAATCCATGGGATGATGAATTAGTTTCAAATGCTAATCCTTTTCAAAGTCATTACAATAATGGCAACTTTACTAACACAAATTCAAGAGTTTATCAATTTCCAGGAGAGGCTAATTATATGTCTTTAGTAGGAAATGATAAAATGTTTGTTTCTGGGCAAGACGCAAATGGGACATGGGGATTATATAAATTTAATATAACAGGATTGCCGCCAGGACCAGCACCAAGTCAAACAGTAACACCTGCATCAAGCGGCTCTATATTTGGATATGAAACTAATAGTAATATAAAATTCCAGTCTAATGAGCATACCACTCCTGCAGAAGCAAAAAGACTATGGAATTTAGGAAATAACACTATAACTAGCTTATATCAATTTTATCCTGATACAGCAAATTTAGAAGCAGGTACAGTCTTATACGGTGATTCTGGTAAAACTACTTTAGCTTATGATAACAGTTATTTTCCACATGATAAAAGAAATACATATGCGTATTATATAATTAATTCAGACGCATCAAATCAATGGAATGTAAATCCTGCTTCTGTAGACTATTGGGTAAAAGTAAATACATCTACTAGTACTATAGCTCACATATATTTAGATGCGGATGTTACAGCAAATACATTAAAAGATATTACTTCTAATGTAGGTACCGGTGGAACTGTTGGAATAAACGGTGCAATTTTCTTTGGTGATGGAAATACAGGATATAGCACATATCAAGGAGCTTTAGGTGCTAATATTTCTAATCAGGATTATGGATACCAACTATATGTTGATGCTGAAGACAAATATCCTAAAGTAGGTGATAGAACTTATTTAACAACAACTTCTGTAGCGTCCCAAGTATGGGGAGGCAACGCGGGATATTGGTATCCTTTCTTATTGGAAGGCACAACATCATCTGGTAGTGTTTCATATGCAGTACAAATTGATTATGCAAGTTATGATGGATCAAATATTGCATCAACATCACCTGGAGCTAGTAATAATGTATTTATTACCGATATTAAAGATACAAACGGCAACAGTGTAACCCAAATAACATAACCGTAAAAAATTACAATTAAATGTAATATAATATATAACCAAAAAACAATTTATAAACCTTTAAAACCGAAACCTTATGACTTATTTTTATTACAAAACCAACACTTGGAATAACGGAGAAAACCAAATATCCGATGAAACCAAAAAAGTATGGAAAAGATATGCCAAAAAGAAAAACTGGCGTATTACACAATTGCCAAACGGTTATTATCAAACCGAATGGAAAGACTTAGATGACAAATGGAATTCTGTAACTAGGCGCGAAACTATTGATGGCGCTGAAAAAGCAATTGATTCTTCAGTAGAACATTATGCTAAAAAATTAAAATTAGCAGAAGGCCCAATAGTCATAAAAACATTTGAATAAAAACTAAATTTAATTTAATGGAATTTAATCAACCAAGCGAAATTATTAAAGATTTAGCCTTTAGTAGTGACGCTCAAAATAAAATAATGTCTGGAGTTGACAAGCTAGCAAAAGCAGTTTCATCAACACTTGGAGCATCTGGTAAATGTGTTATATACGAAGATGCACTTGGAAAACCAATTGTAACAAAAGACGGGGTGACTGTTGCTAATAGTGTGGTGCTTATGGACCCAGTAGAAAACATAGGCGCAACCCTCATTAAAGAGGCAGCACAAAAAACAGTAAAGGAAGCGGGAGACGGTACAACAACATCTACCGTCCTCGCACACTCCATTTTACAAAAGTATATAGAACAAAAACCTGAAGATTTAAGACAAGTTAAATCTGATATATTAGAAGCTAGCGAAAAAGTGGTTAAGTACTTAGAAAGTACAGCTACGCCGGTCAAAGATGATATGCTATCTCACGTAGCTAATATATCTACAAATAATGATAATTTTTTAGGAGAACTAATTGCTGATACATATAATAAAATTGGTAAAAATGGAGTGGTTCTCATGGAAGAATCTGATAGTAATGAAACGTTTATAGATATTATAGATGGTATTCAATTTGACTCAGGATTTAAATCTCAGCATTTAATTACAGATAAAGAAAAAAACAAAGTAGAGCTTGATAAACCTTTAGTATTATTAGTTGAATCAGAAATAACTAGTATACGTAAAATACAAAATGTACTTGAATTTGCTATAAAAAATAACCGATCTATATTAATTATAGGTAATGTTGCACAGCAACCGTTGTCTGCACTTATAATGAATAAAGTTAAAGGTAATATTAAGGTAAATATTATTGATCCACCTGGATTTTCAAATTTAAGAAGAGAAATGCTGGACGATTTAGCTTTATTAACTGGAGCAAAAGTCATTTCAGAAGACTTAGGGGACGATTTAGATTTAATAGATGAATCAGCGCTAGGCGAAGCAAATAAAGTTGTTACAGATGATAATAACACTATTATAACAGTTGGTGAATTAACTGATGATGTTAAAGATAGAATTAAAATAATTCAAAAACAAATTAAGGAAGAAAAAAATCCTTATTTGTTAAAAAAGCTTGAAGAACGTAAAGCAATGCTTTCAGGGTCTGTTGGTATAATATATGTTGGTGCAGATTCTAAAATTGAGCTTAAAGAAAAGAAAGATAGGGTTGAAGATGCAATTTATGCGGTAAAAGCTGCTTTAAAAGAAGGTATTGTACCTGGAGCGGGAGTTGCATTGCATAACGCAGCTGATAATATAGCTAGTAATGATAAAGCTGGTTATAAAATATTATTTGAGGCTATCAAAGCACCTTATAAAAAAATTCTTGATAATGCAGGAATTACCTACAGTCCTTATATGAAAAAAGGATGGGGAATTAACGTAGTAACTGGAAATAGCGTTAATTTAATAAAAGAAGGTATTATTGATCCAGTACTGGTTACTAAGACAGCATTGAAGAACGCGGTCTCTGTGGCTACGACTATTATGTCAGCAGATTGTATAATTTCCAATAAAAGACAATCATAATGCAAGCTGTAAATAAATATATTATAATTAAATCAATTAAAGAAAAAGTTAAACCTTCAGAGTCTGGACTTATTCTTACTGAAAAGCATCAAGATGATATACGATATAGAAAAGCTGAAGTACGTTCTATTGGTAATTATGTTGAAGGAATTACCGCAGGGGATTACATATATTATGACAAACACGCTGGTTACGGCATAGATTACGAAGGAGAATACCTTCAAGTGATAAAAGAACAAGATGTTGTTGTTGTACTATGAGGCTAGAGCCTGATGATATACGAGAAATAGGATTATTTAAGTATTATAGACTTGTTAGAAAATGGGCTTGTAAAACTTATAATTTAACAGATGCTGAGTTGGAATTGTTAATACACTTTGATTGTTTAGGCACTTTTACTCGCGATGATTATTTAAAAGGTACGTATATATATTCTTGGGACAAGCATCGGTGGGAAAAACTACGCCGTAATAAATGGATAGAAGTCTACGCTAAAAGAAACCATACTACTATAAAGTATAATGTATATAAGGTTTCAACAAAATGCAAATATCTTATTGCTAGGATATACAGAGTATTATTAGGTACAGAAGATTTACCATATTCAAGAAGAAGCGTATTTGAAAAAGGTAAAACATACACTGATAAAGTATATGCAACCGCAATAGATAAAATGAATAAAGACACACAAAGATAATGGGTTATAAAATGAAAAGTGATGTAATGTCGCTAATACACGAAAGCAAACCTTCATTGAAAGAAAACTTAGGTAAAGGTGTGCATGGTGTAACATTAGATGATGGTACTATTGTTATTAATAAAAATCTTTCCCCTGTACAACAGAAAGTAGCTGAATCACACGAACGTGTTCATAGAGAACAAATACTTCGTAAAGACTTAAGTTACGATGATGACTATGTATATTGGAAAGGCACAAAGTATCCTAGAAAAGGAATGAAAGAAGGTTTTCCTAAATTAGAATGGGAAGCTGAAGCATATAGAAGACAATCAAAAAAATAAACACAATGGATTTACCTATTACAAAAAGAGTACACGCACAAAAGAAAGCACCAACCCCTGTTTGTCCAACTTGTACGCAACCAATTGCTCAAGGATGTGGATGCATGATGAGAGGTGGGAAAAAAATTAAAAAAAGCTACTAAGCTTAATGTAATATAATTTAATCTAATGAAAATAAGCGAACACATAAGTATGAAAGAGGCTTTGCGCTCTAATACAGCAAAGCGTTTAGGTATTGATAACATGCCTGATAACGACACTCTTTTAACTATGCAGATAACCGCGCAGCATATTTTTGAACCCTTAAGAAACAAATTTAAAGAACCTATTTATATATCATCATTTTATCGTTCACCGGAATTAAATAAAGCAATAGGAGGATCTTCAAGATCGCAACATTGCAAGGGAGAAGCGATTGATATTGATGATGTGTATAGCAAAGCTACAAACGCAGACTTTTTTAATTATATTAAAGACAAGTTAGAATTTGATCAGCTTATATGGGAGTTTGGTGATGATGAAAATCCTGCTTGGGTTCACGTTAGCTATAGCTTAGGTAAAAATAGAATGCGTATACTTAGAGCTATAAAAGAAAACGGTAGAACAAAATACATAGACATTACAAATGAATAAGCCAATTACATCTAGAGTACAACAATCACCTTTTTTAAAGAAAGCTAAACCACCAGCCCCCTCAAAGAAAAAATCTTTAGGATATTATAATGAAGCCAAGCCAACAGGTACAGGGGCAGCAGCAGGTGGAGGTATGTCGCAAAAAGGTGTTTCAAAATACCGAAGAGATAATCCAGGGAGTAAACTAAAAACAGCAGTAACAACTCCGCCTAGTAAATTAAAACCAGGAAGCAAAGCTGCTAAAAGAAGAAAATCATTTTGTGCGAGATCAAAAAGCTGGACCAGCGAAAGAGGTAGAGCTGCTCGTAGAAGATGGAATTGTTAATTTAAATTTTATATTATGACTACAATTACAATTACTTTGGCTGTATTAGCCGTATTATCAATTTTATTAAATTTTTATTTAATTTATCTGTATACAGGTAAAATTAAAGATGCAGACCGTGATATGATTGCGGATGTTGCAGAAGAAGCTGCTGCTGAAATTAAAGAAAGAGCACGAACAGTTGTGCAAGAAATGAAAGATGTAGGCGCTGCGGTAAAAAAAGTTGGTAATCAAATTGGAGATATTCCCGCTGCTGTATCTGGTAAAACCAGAGTTGGTCGCAAACCTAAAGAATAATGGCTGATAAGAAAAAATTCAAAGACACAGCTGTCGGACAATTTTTACTTAACAAAATTCCAAACGTTGTAGGAGCAATAGCGGGGGACACCCCCGTTGGCTCTGTTATAGAAGCTATAATTGGTGGTTCTGATATGTCAGACACTGATAAAGAAATTGCTCTTGAAAAATTAAAAATAGAGCGTGCTGAAATTGATGGTACAACCAAAAGATGGGTGGCAGATGCGAGATCGGGAAGTTGGCTTGCCTCTAATGTAAGACCATTAGTTTTAGTGTTTTTAACAATATCATATGTTACCGGATGGTATCTAGGATATTCATTAGACAATATAACTTCACTTTTAACTATAGTAATCGGAGGCTATTTCGGATCGCGTGGTGCGGAAAAAGTCTTTGGAAATAAAATGCATAAATAATAAATAAAATGGAAATTAAATTAAATGAATTACAATTACAGCGAATTAATCAGGTATTAAATGAATTACCTATTCGTGAAATCAATAAAGTAAAAGCTATTCTAGCTATTATTGAAGAATCAAATCAAACTAAAAATGAATCTAATAAGAAAAATTAGTATTGGTCGTGATTATAAAAACGATGCAATGCACTATTCTATAGGCCAGGAAGTGTTTGGCGGTCATAAAATACATGAAATACTAGAAGAAGAAACTGAATATAGTATTTATATTAAGAAAAATGATGAGGTGCTTCCATGGAAAAATTTTAATAAAAATATGGCAATAGCTGTAGAATACAATTTAGAATATTAATGAGACATCCGCATTGTTATATTGTTGAACCCATTGATGGAAGATACAATAACAAAAAAAGTGTTGACAATACTGAACTTATATTAAATACATCTATAGAAGATCATAAATTTGTAAATAGAAATGGTATTATAATTGAAACACCAATTATTAAAGATAAATATAATTTACAAATAGGCGATGAAGTAATTATTCATCATAATGTTTTTAGAAGATATTATGATGTACGGGGAAATGAAAAAAATAGCAGTAGTTATTTTCAAGAAAATCAATACTTTTGCTATTATGATCAAATATTTCTTTATAAACGGGATGGTAAATGGTATACGCCACCAGGTTTTTGTTTTGTAAAGCCGATACATAGCTTAAATAATCTAACACAGGATAAAGAAGAGCCTCTTACAGGCGTTTTAAAGCACTTAGGAGATGATTTAAGAGACTTTGGTTTAGATAATAATGATTTAGTAGGTTTTACACAAAATAGCGAATATGAGTTTATTATAAACAACGAAAGATTATATAGAGTGCCAATCAATTCAATTTCAATTAAATATGAACGCAAAGGATCTGAAGTCGAATATAATACAAGCTGGGTATAAGGCGGTACATGAGCTTATAAGAGTAGCAGAAGAAGAAATAATTGTTGAAGGTGGTGATGATGAACTTGCTGCTGACAGATTAAAGAACGCCGCTGCAACTAAAAAGCTTGCAATATTTGATGCTTTTGAAATTCTTACACGTATAGAAGCTGAAAAAAATTTAATGGAGAACAAGCCTGTTGAATCTAAAGAAAGCTTTAGTGGATTTGCAGAAAGAAGATCAAGATAATGTACGAACAGACTTTAGTTAAAACCGTTACACCAATAAAGCCTAATGTCATTAAAAAAATGAATAGGTATAAGAAGTGGGAGTATGGTTACAATAAAGAGTACGATGTTGTGGTTATCAGTAAAGACGGAACTATAGGTGAAGTGCTTGAAATACAAAATTTGTGTATAGCATTACCTTCTGTTCCAAAAAAAGTTGTTAATACTGATAATAAATGGGTTGCAGAGGAATATCCTAAAGAACTTAAGAATATTAAAAGTATATTTGATTGGGAAAGTTATCCAGAATCATTTAAACTAAATTGGCATGCATATATTGATAGAGAATTTACTAGACGTGAAGAAGGCCATTGGTTTAATAATAAGAATAAAAACACTTATATTACTGGTACTCATTATATGTACTTGCAGTGGACCAAGATTGATGTTGGGCGACCAGATTATAGAGAAGCAAACAGATTATTCTTTATATTTTGGGAAGCATGCAAGGCAGATAAAAGATGCTATGGAATGTGCTACCTCAAGAATAGACGGTCTGGATTTAGCTTTATGTCATCAGCAGAAACTGTTAACCAAGCTACAATTACATCAGATGCCAGATTTGGAATATTATCTAAGTCCGGTGCAGATGCAAAGAAAATGTTTACAGACAAAGTGGTACCTATATCCGTCAACTACCCGTTCTTTTTCAAACCAATACAAGACGGGATGGACAGGCCAAAGTCAGAGCTTGCATACAGGGTACCAGCATCTAAACTCACTAAAAAATCGATTACAGAAAAAAGTGAAAGACAGGTACTTGAGGGACTTGATACAACAATAGACTGGAAAAACACAGGTGATAACAGTTATGACGGTGAAAAATTAAAGCTGTTAGTACATGATGAATCAGGTAAGTGGGAAAGACCTGACAATATATTGAATAATTGGAGGGTTACAAAAACTACATTGCGACTAGGTAGTAGAATTATTGGTAAATGTATGATGGGGTCGACATCCAATGCGTTAGAAAAAGGAGGAGATAACTTCAAAAAACTTTATCATGACTCAGATGTCACAAAACGAAATCGCAATGGCCAGACTAGCTCGGGATTATATAGTCTGTTCATACCTATGGAATGGAACTACGAAGGATACATTGATGCTCATGGATACCCTGTCTTTGATACTCCAGAACAACCCGTCATTGGAGTTGATGAACAATACATTGATACAGGTGTAATCAACTTTTGGGAAAACGAAGTCGAAGGATTAAAACACGACAGTGATGGTTTAAATGAATACTATCGGCAGTTTCCAAGAACAGAAGAGCATGCATTCCGTGATGAAGCTAAAAATAGTATATTTAATCTAGCTAAAATATACGAGCAAATTGATTTTAATGAAGATGCAATTCGTAGCGGTCTTGTAACAAAGGGATCGTTTAGCTGGGAAAATGGTATTAAAGATTCAAAAGTAATATTTACTCCAAATCCTAACGGAAGGTTTTTAATTTCTTGGGTTCCAGATAAAAATATTCAAAATAATGTAATACTAAAGAATGGTATAAAACATCCCGGAAACGAGCATATTGGTGCATTTGGATGTGACTCATATGATATATCCGGTACAACAGATGGAATTGGGTCTAAAGGAGCACTTCACGGGCTAACTACTTTTAGTATGGAAAATGCTCCACCACATACATTTTTTTTAGAATATGTAGCAAGGCCGCAAACAGCGGAAATTTTTTTTGAAGATGTTTTGATGGCTATTGTATTTTATGGAATGCCCATACTGGCTGAAAATAATAAACCTAGATTGTTGTATCATTTAAGAAGAAGAGGTTATAGAGGGTTTTCAATGAATAGACCTGATAAAGTTTGGAATAAGCTTTCTGTAACAGAAAAAGAAATAGGCGGTATACCCAACACCTCTGAAGATATAAAACAAGCTCACGCTGCGGCTATTGAAACATATATAAATAAATATGTTGGATATACAGACGAAGGCAACAGTGGAAACATATATTTTAATAGAACATTAAATGACTGGGCAAAATTTGATATAAATAAAAGAACAAAGTATGATGCAGCTATTAGTTCGGGGCTTGCTATTATGGCTTGCAATAGACATTTATATCATCCAAAACCTAAATATGAAAAACAAGGTTTAAACATAAAGATTAAAAGATTTAATAATAAAGGAATGCATTCGCAAATAATTAAATAGCATGGCTGAAACAATTTTAAAAAGTTCATTTCCAAGTCAAATAGCAAGCGATACTGAGAAGGCTAGTTTAGAATACGGATTAAAAGTAGCTCGTGCTATTGAACACGAATGGTTTAAAAGAGACTCAGGCGCTACACGGTTTTATTCTAATAGGGATGAATATCATAGACTCAGACTTTATGCTAGAGGCGAGCAGTCTGTAAAAAAATATAAAGATGAATTATCTATTAATGGTGATTTGTCTTATCTTAATTTAGATTGGAAACCTGTACCAATTATTCCTAAGTTTGTAGACATTGTTGTAAATGGTATGTCAGATAGGCTTTATGATATTAAAGCATTTAGCCAAGACCCATCATCTGTTCAAAAAAGAACAAAGTATGTTGAGTCTATTTTAGTTGATATGCAGACTAAAGAGCTAACTGAAAAAATAAAAGCTGACTTTGGTATTGATTTATTTGCAAATGATCCAAGCAAATTACCAGAAACTGAAGAAGAATTATCATTGCATATGCAGCTTGAATATAAGCAAGCAATTGAAATTGCAGAAGAGCAAGCTATTAATACAATATTTAATAATAATAATATTGATCTTACAAGAAAAAGAGTTAATTATGATTTAACTGTTATTGGTATTGGAGCTACAAAAAATGATTTTAATAAGTCTGAAGGCATAAATATTAAATATGTTGATCCAGCCGATTTAGTATATTCTTATACAGACTCTCCTTATTTTGATGATATATATTATGTTGGTGAAGTTAAATCTGTTACTATCAATGAATTAAAACAACAATTTCCAAACTTAACAGATGATGATCTTAAAGAATTGTCAAAACAAGGTGTTCAAACACCCGCTTCCCATAATAGATATATTAATGAAGACAGTGTTTTAGACGCAAATACTATTCAAGTTTTATATTTTAATTATAGAACATACAATAATGAGGTATTTAAAATAAAGAAAACAGCATCTGGTGCTGATAAAGCAATTCCTAAAAATGATCAATTTAATCCGCCTAAAGATGATAGATCAAGATTTACAAAAGAATCAAGATCTATAGATGTAGTTTACGATGGTGCTTTTGTATTAGGAACAAAGCATTTACTTAAGTGGGAGATTGCTAAAAATATGATTAGGCCTAAAAGCGATACAACAAAAGTAATGATGAATTACAATATTGTAGCGCCTAGAATATATAAAGGAAGAGTTGAATCACTTGTAAGTCGTATTACAGGTTTTGCTGATATGATTCAATTAACTCATCTTAAGTTAC